ATTTTTAACTCAAAACAATGTATACAAATCACAGTGTTGGGTATGTGACAGCCAAGGAGAAGTGTATGCGTAAATTAGTTTTAATTGGAAGTTTTATATTATTGACGGGTTGTAGCGAATTTGCTCTTCTTGCTAGTGGGAGTTCTATAGCCATTAGCCAAAATTCTTATGCTAAAATGTACAACGCTGTAGATTTTGGCGTCGTCGTTTCAACGAAGAAAGGAATTAAACAACACGCTTATACACAAGGAAAAAAATATCTTAAAGAATTGGCTAAAGCTAAAGCCACTGGAAAAAAATATATTGTAGACTATGCAAGAGCTAGAGCACTAGGAATCATGAGTAATCATTAATGACAGACGATGAAATAATCCACCAACTTAATAAAGAGATTTATGCAGAGGCTGCTGATCATAATGAAAAATATAAAGATTCTATGCTGGTCGCAACGTCCTATTTGGCAGTAGCCACAAAGATCCTACGTAGTATTATGAACGAAGAAAATTTTAGAATGTTTATGGATCATATTTCTGAAGAAAATATTCCACCATTCAAGAAACCAACTATCCATTAATGTATAAACCTTTACCCGAATCATTAACTATTTCACCCTCAGGCATCGACGGCCTGGGTTTATTTGCCAAGGAAGGTGTGGCTCAAGGAACCAATTTGGGCATGAGTCATTTAAAAATGGGTGAAACCATTTTCCGTACCCCTTTAGGTGGATTTATTAATCACTCCAACAACCATAACTGTGTCAAGGTAGAATTAATGATGACTAACGCCGATAAGCCTGATCTTAAATATTATTATAAAAAATGGAATCTGATCACTGTGCGTGATATTAAAGAAGGAGAAGAACTCACGACACAATATACCTTTTACAAAGTATGAAAAAAATAAATTATCACGATAAATTACGCAGAATGATAGAAAAAATACGAAAGGAAACGGGATGGAGAAACATCTTCAAACTAGTCAAAGCAGCGCAGAAGCGACTCAAGTAGCCTACATCGCAGGTTTATTCGATGGCGAAGGTAGCGTGGACTACGCTAAACGATGGGGAACAAGTGCAACCAATAAAAAACGCTACTTGTTCAGGCGCATTAGTTGTGAAATGAGCATGACGGAGTATGAAATTCTTAAATGGGTTCATCAAACATTAGGTTTTGGCCGTCTAGGATCCAAAAAAGTGCCTGAAGGACGCAAGCCTCAGTGGCGTTGGACTTGTTGTTTTCGATATTCCTACAAGTTTGCTCAACAAATATTGCCCTATGCAAAAGTAAAGCATAAAAAATTAAAACAGATTATAGACCATTACGATGAAGGTACTTGATTTATTCAGTGGAATTGGAGGATTTTCATACGGACTAGAAAAACTTGGGTTTAAAACGGTAGCCTTTTGCGAGATTGATAAGTTCTGTAAATTGTTGCTGCAAAAACACTGGAAAGGAATTAAAATATATGACGATGTCAAAGAAATTACCAAAAGACAACTTGAAGCAGATGGAATTGAACTACCTGAAGTTATTACAGGAGGCTTCCCGTGCCAGCCATTTAGCGTGGCAGGGAAACAACGAGGAACCGACGATAACCGTCACCTCTGGCCACAAATGTTTCGCATTATCCGAGAGCTTGCCCCACGGTGGGTTATTGGAGAAAATGTCCGAGGCCTTGTTAACATCCAGGACGGCATGGTCTTCGAGACTGTGTGCACTGACCTGGAAGGAGAAGGCTACGAAGTCAGGGCGTTTAATATTCCAGCTGCAGGCGTCGGTGCCCCGCACAGACGGGAACGAATCTGGATTATTGCCAACGCCAAGAGCCAAGGAACCAGGAAGAACGACCGAGGGTTATGGCAGGGGACTAGCGGAACTAATGGAAGGCAAGGAACAAATCAAGATGTGGAGGACACCAGACGCCCACTGCGACAGGGGTCCCTCTTCAAAGAAACGAATGAAAATGAAACTGGAAAAAGGAATGCCAATATCAATCAACGATCAAGTAGCCCATCCGAATCTGATGTGGCCGACTCCAAGAGCCTCCAAGGCAATGGGAGAGGACGTCACGAACATCCGAGCACGGAACAAGGACCGCAGCAAGCTGGAGGAACGAGTGGCTCTATGGCCAACGCCTACGGTGGACGCAGCTCACAACCGAGCGACCAAGTACAAGCAGGGTGGGACCAGTCTGGCTACGGCGGCGAAGATGTTGCCAACGCCGACGAGACGCGACTACAAGGATTCGGGACCGAACACCAACTACGAGAAGGCCAGAGCGAAGAGTCGACTGGCAGGATCGGCTGGTGGGAGTCTGAACCCGACGTGGGTCGAGTGGCTCATGGGGTATCCGGCAGGGTACACCGACTTAAAGCATTGGGAAATGCTATCGTCCCGCAAATCGCGGAAGAAATCGGACGTGCCATCCTCAAAGCAGAAGGAGCCGAATGAATCCTGAAGAACAAATTAAAGTTTTAAAAGAAACTAAAGAAGAAGAAATTAAAAAACGTTTTACTATTGATGGCGTTTACATACCACAACTTCAATGTAAAAAACTTCAATTCAATCAAAGCAAATTAAGAAATGAAGAAAGAATGCTTAATCTTATTTTACAAAGAGCGTGGGGAGCAAAGAGGAAAATGGGACCAGAATCTGCATTTGAGGATATGTTGGCCTATTTAAAAAAATGGAAAAAAGAAAATCATGGATGGCAAAAACAAGCGAAAGAAAAATTACATGAACTAGAGATAACTATAAAGGAAGGAAAAACAACATGACAACACAGTCGGACTCGTCCACAAGTATTAAAGTTTTAAAAGAAACTATTGCCTGGTTTAAAAAACAGATCGAGCCTCACGACTGTGGCTGGATGCACACCACGATCGCTGGCCTTAATCACCGGATCCAATTTTTAAAGAAAGAAATTAAAAAGGATCGATCCAAGGAAACCTGGATCGAAGGCTATAATAAACATAAAAAAAGTTTTGACAAATGGAAAGAAGAGAGGTGTCCACACAATTAGATGAATAAAAAAGAAGACGTAAGATATAAAAAACTAGATACACCCAAAGTAACACACATGTTAAATTTAATGCAATGGGTGTATGGTGATAAACATATAAGAGGCACACATGATGAAGTATGTGTTGATGGCAAAGAAAAAAAAATAGCACCTTTGTTTTCTGCATTTACTGCATTTATAATATCAAGTGCCTTATGTATGAGAATGCCTGGACAAGAAAAAATTGTTGTTCCAAGTGAATTACCCAAAGAAGAAGTTTTGAAAAAAATAGATCAAATTCTACTTGCATTAGAGGCCATGTTAGAACAACCTATAAGAGGGAATCTTGTAAGTTGTTTAGATAAATATATTACTAATGGGAAATGGGAAACTAAAGCAATGAAAGACGAAGAAGCTGAAATGCTTTTTGGAAATAGGCCGAACTAATGACCGCACTATCAACGTCCTTGTGTATGAGTCTGTGGCCCCGTGGACGACGGATCCTGATTGCCATGGCCGTATATGAATGCATGAGGAGACAGTACAGGTGAAATATCTTATTTTTACACTTCTGGGAGCAATGGTCCTTTATCTGATTTACGTTAACTATATGATTCGAACCTACCCTTATTATTTTTTCCAATGAAACTAAAAAAGAAAAGAAATAAACTAGGACAACAGATCGACCGATACTGGAAAATTCGGGATGTTCAACGTGCCATAAAGATAGCACGTCTTCTCACCGATCCTAAAAGTACGCTAAAAGACGCTAAGGAACTACTCAATGAGAAATAAAGAACGTAAAAAAGAATATATGAAAGAATATTATTTAAAAAACTTAGAAAAAATTAAAGCGTATCGTTTTAAAAATATTGAAAGAGAAAACGAAAACAAAAAACGATGGTGTTTAAAAAATCCAGAAAAAATAAAAGAATATGCTTTTAAAAATAAAGAAAAAATAAAGATAAAAAGTAAAAAGTACTATTTAAAAAATATAGAACGAGTGAAAACAACTGTTAAAAAGTATATTAATAGTGAACATGGGCATTTTATATTGATGTGGCATCGTCTTAAGAAGCATCGATATGGAAATGATTTCAAAAATTTTGAGGAATTTTTTCAGCACTGGCTGGATCAAAAAGCTATTTATGGAATGACCTGTCCTGCAACAGGTGTTAAAATGACTGTAAAGAGAAAAAATTTACTTAACGCAAACCAAGACCCTAATTCTAAGCTTGTTTCTGGCGATCGTATTCTTAACAATAAGGGATATTCAAAACAAAATGTAATTTTTACAACATGGGCCTATAATAAAAGAAAAGGTAGTGTGACACCTGAAGATGCAATAGTATTTTTAAAGATTGTGAAAGAAAGATATGGTACCGATGAAGCTCAATAGAAAATACAACTACGTTCAGGCTACACGCAGCGACGACCACGGAGCTCGGACCTACGATATCGCAGGCATGAGACTTCCATCAGTGACCACGGTGCTGGCTAAAACAAAAGACCAGACATTTATACGCAAATGGAAAGAGAAGGTGGGAGAAGAACAAGCAGAACACATTAAGAATTATTCGAGCAAGCGCGGGACTGCCATGCATAGGTTCCTTGAAAAATATATCCAAGGTGTTGGCTATGACGACCTTACTCCAATCGGGCAAGAAGCGTCGCCAATGGCTAAAAAAATTATTGACATCGGGCTACCTCCAATTTCGGAATATTATGGCTCGGAAGTAACGATTCACTATCCAAGTCTTTACGCAGGCTCAACGGATCTGGTCTGTAGGCACAATGATATGCAAACAATCGTTGACTTTAAACAGTCGAATCGCCCCAAAAGGGAAGAGTGGGTGGATGATTATTGTATGCAGATTGCTGCCTATGCCATGGCTCACGACTATGTTTATGAAAGTCAAATCAGGCAAGGAGTTATTATGATCTGCACGCCAGATCTTTATTATCAAGAATTCAAGTTTCAAGACAAAGAACTCAAAGACTGGAAATATAAGTTTTTAAAAAGACTTGATATGTATTATGAATTACAACATGACGAAAAAGAACAATTAACACATGGAACACTTAACGAGGAGTTACTGGTGGAATTTGAAACAGACAAAATTGTGAGTTAGGACCCGCACCTTTCAAGGTAGTGATGGCTACCTATGAGCTGAACTGGTTGCGGTGCTCCTATTGCATTAATACGCTGGTTCAGCACCATCTACAGAATTATGAGTTAGGACCCGCGCTTTTCACGATTGTGATGGCTGTCGAGAAGCTGAACCGGTGGCGGTGCTCCTTATTATGTAGTGCTGGTTCAGCACCATCTACAGAATTGTGAGTTGGGATAGAGGGATTTTTCATCCGGGTTGTGGCGGGCTCGAATTAGTTACTTCAACGCCCTCGATTCCCTAAGACTAGGAGAACTCTTTCAGAGAACCTAGTCGTGAAACTTAACGTTGGAGTAGCAACCGCCACGTAAAATGGTAGTTCTAGGGGGTCTCAACCTTCTCTGTTTGTCCGACCGATTTAGGAAGGCCCCCTGAAACTACCCTTTAAACTTAAACAAAGGAGGAACTATGAGAGAACCAGGCACACGCCGAGAACATCTCTATAAAGCGATGGTCAAACGCTATGAAAACGAGCAGGAAGACGCATTGGTCAAGATTGACGGTCTAATGGCTGGAGATATTGTACCAGGGCACACGGATATCACAGGAGAAATAGACAAATTACTGTGTAAAATCGTCCTAGCAGATCAAAAGATGGCGAAAATGCGGCAACATTATGGCACAAATTAGGCACCCGTCTGCATATAGGGATGTGAGAAACAATTATTGTTTTTAAAAATAAAAAATATCTCAAAATAATCTGTCAATGTGTCATTTTGAAAGAAAAGATAATGAAATCAATGCTTATTTAAGCAAAATAGTGACAGATTGTTTGACATTTCATTTTTTAAAATATGGCAATATGTCAATAGATATCAAAAACATAGCAATACCAACAAAATATTCGCAAAGCAAAAACTTTTAAAATTTTATGAATCTTTGATTGTTTTTAAGATTACTTATATAAATTTAAAATGCCTAAACGAAAAAGAAAACCAAGAAGAAAAAGAAAATTCGTGGAACCCACACAGCCAGACGAAATTCCATTTTCAAAGTACAGAATTGAGTGGATGGATATCCTATCTGATTCAGGATGGGCTACCGATAAAGAATTTCATAGAATGAAGTTGGCCTTCCCGGTTAATGAAGGTTGGTTATTTAGTAAAGACAGGTACACCATTAAAATGTTTGCATCTTATGATAGGGATGTAGATACGAATGAAATTACGTTTGGTGATCGAACCATGATTCCCTTGGCTTGTGTTAAGAAGATGGTTAAGATTAAATAATGGATGAAGCTGAGTTTGGTGTTGACGATATAAGTGAAGAAGAGTACAACAAATTAAAGGAGGAAACTATGGCTAAAAAGAAGAAAAAAGCTAAAAAGAAGAAAAAAGCTAAAAAGAAGAAGAAGAGATAGTTAGGATGTGGGATCCTGATCGGATGCTGTTCGTTTTAGTGGCGGGAGCGGTTGTTTTGACGTGGGTGATATTTCTTTCACCTTTGCTTTAACTTCTTCTACTTTGCCTTCTAATATAGGGCTGTAGTCGTCTAGAATCTTCTTCATTTTAGATTCAAGTTCTTCTTCAGTCATATCCTCAAGTTTTCCAGTTTTAATAATCTTTCTCTCGATGTAAAGTCCCGCTGCTTTACCTCGAGAGACTTCGGCATTTACAGCGGAAGAGAAGCTTCTTTTCTTGAGTGCTTCTTCCTTAATACGTGCAAGTTCTGCGACATGTCCCGCATAGGTAACTTCATATTTTTTTAATCTTTCTTCTCTGAGACCTCCCATGTATTGTACTACTAATGGAGATAGTCTTGGGTTTTGTAATTCTGACGCTTCTTGCCTACCACGCTTCTCACTGTAGCCTGCTAGTATGGCAGCTTCTTTGCCAGTTACTGGTCCGTCAGGTCCACCGAAGACAATAATCTCCGCGAATCTTTTCTGCATTTCAGTTAATCTTTTAGGAACTCCCATGGTTGACAGTTTAAGGTAACATTGTTATAATGTCAAGAATGAATAAAGATATAAAAAATATACCTAAAGATGAGATGGAAAAATACCGCGAGGAAGATCGTCAGCAAGAGGCTGGTATTTGTATCGTAGGAGAGGCTAGAAAAGATAGAGAAGAAATAAAACCCATTGAACTTCAAGAAGAAGCTGAACGCACTGTTAAAAATTTAGAAACTAGATTGGCCGAATCTCTTGAGGTTAATGAAGCCCATCAAAAAATAAATGGTAAACTACAAATGAGAATCACAGAATTGGAACAGGATAATTTAGAACTTCATGCGGATAATAAAAAGATAGCACATCAATTGGACGATAGAATTGATCGAATGCGAAAGTCAGGATTATAATGTTGGTCAAAGACCTACAACAATTTTTATCTAAATTTACTGAAGCCAACGCAACTGGTACTCGTCAGGGAAACGCGGTTTCAAATGCCATTGTCATGGTTGAAGATGTAAAGACTGGTGAGCTGCGAGAGATTCGACGAATGGAAGTGCATGAACATACTGCTCCTATCATTGGTCACTATGGTCATACTGCTCATCGATTAGTGCTGAAAACACAGAAAGCTAGTAAATTAC